CGTTCATATCTTTACGAACTTCTAATATTTCATCTAATCCTGTATTTCTACTTTGTGTTGCACTACCCTCATAAAGTGTAGCGTCTGCATCTGCGTATATAAAATAATGCATCTAATTATCTCCTAATATATATCACCAACTACTTTACCCTCAATATCAACATTTGGAAATTTAAGTTCAAATATTGATGGGTCTCTAGCTGGGTATATTACTCCATTTTTAACTACAGACGGGTCTGTAAAATCATATAATACTTCATTATATCCTTTAGAAATATTCCATTTATTTTCAAAAACTACTGGTAGATTAAATGGATTATCTGTCTTGGGTGGTACAACTCCAGCAACTCCATCAATATCACTTATTACTTTTGCCACTTCTGCAGTAACTATTGGTTGATTAATTTGCCACTTTTCAGTTCTAAAATAATCTTGTACTGCTTTTGTTGCCCGTAAAAGAACTTCATATTTATTCAATCCTCGTTTTACTAAAATATTATATTTTACACTAATGTTAATAATATAAGCATCTTTAATATTAATAGCATCAGTTAAAATTCTAGTTTCTCCAAGATACTTTGTTAAATTTTGTTTCACTAAATTATTAACCGTAGTTAATTTATTTGTGGCCGTATATCCAAGAACATACAAATTTAATGCTAATGGATTTGCCTCTATATTATTACCTATTTCTAATAAATCATTTTGTACCACATATGCTTTAGCAATAGCACCATATTTAGGTGGCATTGAATAAGTTCTTATTACATAATCTTCTTTTGTTACCGACCTACTTTGTGCTTGAAAGAATGCTAATGCATTAGATCTTATTTCTTCAATAGTTTCTGCACCTTGACCACCGCTTCCCACATTTAAATTCGTTACAGTCAATGAATCTTTAGAAGTAGCAATTTCTCCAGTATCCAAGGTGGAATCCATAACACTATATACTAAATTAGTAAACGAATTTAAATCACTCACTTTAACATTATGTCCTACTCCACCACCATATGCATATTTAACAGTCAATACAGTATTGGAAGGTGCCTCTCCATATGCTCTCGTGTTGGTAAAATTCAATGGGTCAAAAGTAATTCCTAATTTAGTTGGTGAACCTGATAAAGCTCCACCTACTGAAGTTGGATTAGGAACTAATTCCTCATCAGGAGTAACGTGTATTCCCGCCCCAAATCTTAATTCTGTTTTTTTATCTGACCGCCTAAATGTAGTAAATCTTTTGGAAGTTTTTAATAATTTTAAAACATATGGTACTGTACCTGCGAATTGTACTAAATTTCTATCATTATCAATATTATTCTCAAAATCACTCAATACTGTATCTTGTGCTAAAAAAGGAACTTCATTCCATGTATTGTCTTCACTATCAGTTATAGAAATAATTTCTGTTATATCTTCATTTCCCAACAATACACTATCGTATTTTGTTGCCGCCCCAAATGGAAATTTTTGAGTTAAAACCTCTCCACTAATTGCCTTAACTCTTTTAGTCAACTTATATCTTGTAGGAGCCCCAGTACTATCTGTTGCTGATACTTCATACGTTCTTGGACTTGAAGATGTATTAACTTTAAAATTACAATCTTCCAACAATCTAAAATCTACTCCCGTAGAATCACTTGTAACTCTTGAATCAAACTTAATATTTAATGCATAATCCCAATCTGGTTCTAAATTATCTTCTGAACTGGCTGGTGCGGTTTGGGTTAAAATTAACTCTACTAACGAGGGTGAAAGAAATCTTGGTTTATATCCTAATGCTTGTGCAATATTAAAAATTGTATAGCTTTCCTGAGCAAATGGTAACAAATTCTCCTTAAAAGTATCATCAATATAATATCCCAAAACATCACCAACATATGCCGCCATTTCTACTAACATCATTGCAGGTGAAGATTCATTAAAATCATTATAAACTGTAGGATAGTATGTTTTTGCATACTCTATTAAATTGTTACGTAACGTACCAAAATCTTTTCCTAAATATTTTACTTGTTTATCAAACTCTGCCATAATTTTACTCCGTTATTGCATAAGATACGGTAACAGCTTCCCCTGCAGTCATATCATTCTTCAAACTAAATTTTACATCAACATTTAACCTATTAGAAAGTTGTTCTACTACTACTTCATCAATTGACAAATAAGGTAACCAGGTATTAACAGATTCTTTTATTTTTTCTTCAACTCTATCTTGAACATCTGTTGTAATTTGTTCAAATAATAAATCTCTAATTTCACATCCAAAATCTGGATGTCCCAATCGTTCTCCTTTAGCAGTCAATAATAAATTTTTTAAATTATATATTGCTTGTTCTATGGTAGTTTTAGTTTGTGTAAAAATACCAGTATTAGAATATCCAAGAGGAAATCCTATTCCTATAAAAATATCTGGATCTTGATCTTTTTCTCTTGAACTCGGCATTTTTACTTATCCTTTTTATTAATTGCTTTCATTAAACCACTATAATCTCGTGTTAATGCATCTTGTGTTGCTTGAGGTACATCTTCCACTCTAATTCCTGGTACACTTTGAATAGTTTGTACTGCCCCTATTTCTCTCTTTCGTTCATCACTTCCTACAGCACTAATATCACCATATCCTAATAACTCGGCTGCTCTTGATGAATCAAAAGTTTCTCCACTTAGAGTAGGATAATCTTCAAAACCTTCTTTTGGTTTTTGTTTAAATCCAGCTGTCTCATTTAAAATTTTATTAAGTGTCTTATCTTTAGAATAAACTACAGGTTCTTCAGTAACTTTAATTTTAGAAACCGCTTTCGGTTTTCTTTTAGTTTTGGTTTTAATAGATTTACCTTCGGTAATAAATATTTTATTTATTTCTTTTTGTACTTCTTCACGTACAACTTTAGTTATGTATTTTTTAAGTCCTTCTAACTTCATTATGTTATCTCCTCACTTTGTAACGATTCTTTTTTCCATTTTTCAAGGTTTAAAAACTTTTTTCTGTTTTTTGCACTATCTCTCATCCGTCTCATTATTTTTTTTGAATTTTTCACAGAGCCTTTAGCTGCTTTATATCCTTCTCTTCCTTGTTCATCTACCACTCTAAGTAGATCCTCAAATTGTTCCTTTGCTTTCTCTCGTATATAAATTTGGGCAGCGGCCAATGGATTTGGGAACGTGCCCGCAGTCCCGGAAGCAAATTCGGCCGTCATTATAGTAACAGCTATAGCATCTAATTTTTTCTTATATCCGTCTGTTACCTCTTTAATTTGTTCTACAGTTTTTGTTGATAATTTTAAAGATAAATTTAATTTTTTCCATTCTGGTTTATCTGGAGTTAACGTACCTTCATATTCACCTATTTTAAGCTGTTGCTCTAAAGATATTATTTTATTTACTTGTATTTGTAAAAATTCTTCTAATTTTTTACCTATTTGAGTTTCTGCTTTATATGCCATAATATTAACCTTTTACAGAAGCAACACTTACTGATGTCTCTACCATATAACCTTTTTCATCAATTTGGCTCCTCGTTATATCCTGCATCTTCTGCCCTAACCCCGAATTTCTTGCGGAATCAGCCATCATAAAACTATAATTCTCCTGTACTTTAATAACAGATTTATCATTCAAATATATTAGTGCCATAAATGCACCTTTTCCTGTTTTTAGTTTATCACCAGGGAATACTGGGTCTCCAGGTTTTGCTATCTTATCATTTATGAAAGTTTCTCCAATTACTTTCATCACACGTGCAATTATCCTTGGTTCAGTTTTGTATTTATTTGCTACTGTAGTATCTTCAGTTTTCTCATACGATGATTTAGATTTCTTTGGTTCAACAGGTTTTGCTTTAGGTGTTTCCCAAGGACTACCTTTATGTCTTGGATTGAAAATATTTTTCATCAAATTTCTTAAAAATTCCAATGCTGGGTGTGGTGGCTTTCCACCAGGCATATATCCCAATGCTACAGCCCAAGTAGATATACTATTAACTTCTTTAACAAGTTCTTTCAAAGTATCATTCAAAATCTCACCATGAACAAAATTATGACCATTAATAACTATCTCCGGAGCATTTATAACAAATTTCTTAGCTGCAGATATAAACACTTCTTCTTTCTTTGATTGAAAAATCAATCTATCACTCTCTATTACAATTTGATTTCCAGTTAATTTTTTAGGAAATGGTGTTCCACCCCCAACCCTTATATCTAAATCTAATGGATTATTTTCTGGACTATTATCTAAATAAATAACACTTCCCTCATTATTAAAATTGGGGTTAAATAATCCACCTTCATTAAACTCATCTACTCCATTTGTAATTCTCAAACATGGTGAATTATCTCTATTAGTAAATTGAATATAATGACCATATCTTCCATGAATAAATCTATCACCTGAATTATATTTGGGTAAAGGTATATCTTTCGTAACAACATTATTTGAAACATTTCTTGCATTATCAATTTCATTTATATTTGAATATCCAGAAGAACCATATTTTTCTACATTAAAATTTAAACTTCTACCTAATGCTAAATTTCTTATATAATAATAAGCTGCTGTACCAGGTGGGTTTCCAGGATTTACATATTCAAACACCAACACGTGCTCATTTACATTAGGTGGTTCAAAATCTCTCAAACTAAATGGTAAAATATATTCACCATCTAAACTTTGATTATATTGAGTAGTAACCATTCTACCTGTAATAGCACCATATAAATTTGGGTTTTCTTGTTCTTCCTCATCTAAAACAACAGACTTTACTTCTAAAATATCAAATTGTATCCAATTATATTTTTTTGCAACATTCTCTGTCATACTCGCAACTTGTCCTGGAGATAAAATTCCATCTGGGGTAGTTGGTCTTATTTTAATATTATTATTAACAAATTGCATTAATTATCTTTAGTTACTTTCCTATGTATATCATCTGTATACTCTTGAGCTTCTTGTGCAACTTTTTCTATAGAACCTACTAATTGTTCTTTTTCTTTATCAGATAACCCAAATTCTGATTCTGAACCTCTACTTTCTGCACTAACTAACCTTTGAACTATTGCTGCTACTTTCACCAATTGTTCATCATTTTTTACCTTAATTTCTAAATATTCTTTAATAGCAGGGATTAACTGTATTGCGGTATCACTATCTTTTATAAAACCTACTATCTCTTTTATAAGAATATCTAACTGTTTTTTATTTGTTTCCGAATTATTGTAGATATCTTCAAATACATCGGATAACGATTTTCCTTCAAATACTTTAAAATCTGACATTTTTATTCTCGTGTTGTTTGATATAGATTGACTCTAATATAAATATAACATTAAATTATTCTCTTTTATATAAATATATACTTAATAAGGAAATTCTTTACTATAAATAGTTATATAAGAGGACTTTTTATAGTCCTAATTGATGCAATACTAATCAAACAGGAGAAAAACCAATGAGGGAAGTAGTAACAATGGTCGGAGGAATTATAGATGATTTAGCTCATTTATTGTTATCCTTTGTGGCCATCGGTGCCATTGGCGAAATATTATTCGGCAGTGGTTTCTTTGGTGTAAATGTTATTAGTAACCTGACAGCTATTATAAGTGGTTTTGGGGAGGCTGGATTTGCCGGACTCGTAGCCCTTTTAGTGTTAGTGGGTTTATTTCGCAAGTAAATAAGATGTGACGTCCCGTCACCCACATCTATGCATAAAAAACCCCGATTTAGTCGGGGTTTTTTGTTTTTATAAGTTAGATATAATTAAGCGTTAAAAATAGAACCTGTATTTGTAGTATCTATTTGTCCTACATTATTATAATCATATAACATCTCTTTATAATGTTTTTTCATAACATTAATTACTCGTGTGATATGTTGTGTATTAGAACCTGTCATTTCACGAATGAGAATATACAAAGCCTTCTTATTAAAATTCTCTACATTCACTCGTTTTCTAAATAACTCAATAACCGAGTCTGCAACCAATATATCTTTTTGTCTACGAAATATATTTCGGATATTATTGTCCCAAAATTCAACCATTTGTTCTACAAATTCATTATAGCTTTCTTTAGACTCGTTAACACTTTCTTCAGACTTTAAATTTCTACTAAAATCCAATACATCAATATCTCTATGTATTTTCATTTTTTTATAATTGTTGTTATTATGTAGAATCAAATAATTCTTCCCAACAATACTAAAATAACTAAAT